TTTGTTTGGTGGAGTATCTGTGGCCGCCGAGAAAATGGGTTTTGAACCAAGAGTATTTTACCTGCACAGCGTTCCTAATGACGCTCAGCAAAAAATGTGCGCGTTGCTTGTGCGTAGGATGGAGGAAGTAAAGTCTAGCATTCACCCAGAAATGTCAGTTCTTAATCCCTTATTAATCAGGTCCTTAGTTCAAACTTATTTTCAATTAGTTAATCCGCCAGTAACAATATGAGCAATACCACGGTCACGGACATCCTGGCCAACATCGGCGGGCGGCGCGGAAGCAACAACCGTACTTCTGCCGCCGCTGCCTAAGCTGCCCATTAGATTCTCGATCTGCGGCGCTTCAGATAGCTTTATTGGTTGCGGCATTTGTGGTGAGCTTGGTGTCGGTAGTGAAGTGGTTTGTATATTACTAATCGTGGCCGCGTATTTTTTGTCTAGCGCCACTCTGTTTGCTGTGATGTACTCTGATGCGGTTCCACTTTTTGCGCCATAGTTATGGCTCATGGATGTTTGCGTGCCAGAAGATAAATCGGCTTTAGACTTTCCGGTTGACGCGCCACGTATTATTTCCTGAGCGCCTTTTGGGCCTAGCTGGTGCATCATATAGATATTTTCTGCCGTTACCGGCAATCCGGATTTCTTTAGCAGGGATATATTTTGGGCTGTTAATTTCATGCCACCCTCAATATTCTGATCAACATCAAATCGGTTTTTTATGCCAATTCCTGATGCCGTTTTTCCGGTGAATTGATATAAGCCAATCGCACCATTTTTGCTGATTGCGTTTGGGTTTCCTCCGCTTTCCATAGCTGCTATTTTCTGCATCATCACAGGGTCTAATCCATGTTTGTTGGCATGGGAGGATATTTTGTCCTGAATTTCCTGCGACATTCCACCCGGCATGTTGCCGGAAGTATTTGCGCCGCTGGTCTTGAGAGAGCGGATGCGATCAGCTTCTTCATTGGTGTAAGTGCCGTTTTTTGATAAGTCATCTCCGCCTTTTATGCCATCAAATGTCGCTTTGTGCCGATAACCTTTGGGCATAACACTTTCAAGCGCGGAGCCAGCCTCAGATGCGGCAATGTCATATGCTCGTTTTATGGCAGCAGAAATGCCGCCAAGATTTTCTGATACGGCTTTCCCAATCTTTGATTCTTTTGTTGCCTCAATAACTTCTGAAACCTTCCCTTTTGCGGTATCGGCAGCGCCTTGAATATCGATGCCGATCTTGTCTTTAACGAACCCGGTAAACACGTTCCAGGCTGACTCTATTTTGTTTGAAACGCCATCAATTAAGCCGCTTATGCTCTCGACCATGCTGCGTATTGGGGCGGCAATGTATTTCTCCATTACCCGTTCATTGGCTTCTGAAAAACGATCCATGAAGCTCTTTGATGATCCCGCTAGGACGGAGCCAAGAAGCCCCATTGTTACCGGCAGTATGTACCGTCTCAGCCAGCTACTTCCGCCATCAGCTTGGTTATTGGCCGGATTCTCCTCGATGTTTTTCAGGCTGCTATTGGCTGCCTTGTTGAATACTGTTTCTTCCTTCCGGAATAGCTTCAATTCGGTAAAAATCTTCCGAAACCATCCTTCCTTGCGATGTTCCTCGCGGTTTCTGATGGACATCAGCGACTCATAGCCGCGCGCAGCAGGTTGAGCGACTTCATTGAAAGCTTTAACCGTGGGATCGGCTTCTTCCATGCCGCTGCCAGCATTACCTACGGCATTGACTATTTTTTCTGCGGCATCGCGTAATGCGGTATTGCTACTCTGAGAACCCTCAACGAATCGATCATTGCTTCCGCGCAATTCCGACCTATCGCCGCCGCCGTTCCCAGCAAAGCGCCCGCTGCTGTCGCGATTCCTTCCGATTGCGTAAACCTTTCCGGGCTTGGCTATTTTTTCGGCTATTGGTGGAAGCGATCTTGCCAGCTGCGATTGTGTCCGGCCATTTCTGGGTGTTGCGATCTGCATGGGCATCGATGATGGCGAATCGCTGCCAATCGGGCGAAACTTGGATGATGGTGTTGGTATGGCGTAATTTCCACCGGCCAATGATGTGCGGATGGCGTGAATATCGTCGCGGATGTCACTCAGCGCCGACATTGCCTTATCAATCTCTATCGGATCGCCAATTAAGAACCCCTGGGAATCATGATTTAATGGCATGGTTACGCTCTAATAAAGGTATCGATTTGCGAAAATGTCATTTGAATTTCCTGGAGATTGTCATCGCGCCGGGATAGGTTAATCTCAAGATTGGATGGACGGAACCAGCCTATATCTTCGTATGCGCCAAATGGCGTGCTTTCAGGCGTAATGAATGAGTGAACTATCCGGAAGCGGATGGCGTAATCATTCGGCACGCCTACAGTTCCATCCTGTGAGATCGTGGCTGCGTGATGGTTGACATACCAGCGCTTGATTGTGCCAAATTGATCATCAAGAGTCGTGATGCGCATCTCAACCGGTTCCGCTGATTGCGGAGAATCCAGTACGGCCCCACCGACGCGGCGCTTGTCACCGGAGATTGTGTTAGGCGCGTAGTCTACCTCCGTAGCAAACATATTGAACCATTCCGATACCCAATCACCCAGCAACCGGCTCGATACCTCAATAAGAAATAGGTTTTTCTTGGAGTAACGCACGCCGCGCATGCTCTCGAATATTCGTAGCGCTTCGATTGGTGCAATCCCGCCAAATAATGGTGTCGGTCTGCCCCAATACATCGCCTGCGATGCGACACCGCTCATGCCCGGCAGCATGTTGTTGAGCAACCCGGAATCTAGGATACGCAACCCTGCGGCGTTGATGTCTCCGCGCATAAGATCGCCTACCGCACCGGCTCCAACATTGATAGCGCGTTGCGCTTGTATCGGTATGTGCCGGTTGACCTCATTAATGACAACATTGCGCGCCATGCTGCCGCCGATTTTTGATACCGCTTGCGCCAGTTCGCCGCCACCCATCATGCTTGCCGCTTGAGCTGCGGCGCTATCAGCAATACCGCTTGCGCTGGATATGATTGATCGGGTCAATCCTCTATTCGATAGCTGAAGTGATATGTTGTTGTAGAGTGACATTCTATTGACCTATCGCACATGGATCATCATTGGCCGTCTGGATTGCGCCCGCCAAAACCGCCGCCATTGCCGTCATCTTCGGCACCCTCATCCGGATTATCTTTTTCCCTTACGATGGTTGCGTACAGCTTGGCCAAATCCTCGTCAACCATCATGTTCTTGGACAGGAATGTTTCCATTATTTGTTCGGTGGCTCCCATGTCCTTCATGGCTTGAATGGATTGCGTGAGCATTAATCCGGCATTCATGGAATCGGCGCGAGTTCTTTGTTTCTCTGCTTCGAGCGCGGATATGGAGCCGTAAGAATTGATGGTTAATGGTCGTTCATTCGGAGAAAACACGAATCCATACCGGTTGAGCGTGTGAATATCCATGATGTGGTAGAAGAAATCAGCAAGCGCAGTCCTATTTATGCGCGCCTGTTCTGCTGCCTGGGCTGATTGCCGGAAGAAACCGCCTTCCCCGAGGCCGCCCGATAATTGATCTGCGAAACCGATCATGGATAGATCGACACCGAGCGCACCAGATGTCAGGCGGGCATGAACCATAACATCTTCAATGGTGATGTTGCTGGCTCTGCCACTCTGCCCGCCGTTGCTGGGTGATATGGTTGTGACCTGCTTTTCTGCGAACGTGGGAATAATATGCCTGATTCTCTCGAATACCGGTCTGCCGTTGGTAACGGCATCCTCTACGCGCTGCTTCGATGTCCGAAGCATGGTTTTGATGGAATCCAGGAATCTTTTTTGTTGCTCCTGCGTCATCTGGGAAAGATTTGGCGTGATTATCGATTCATCAATAGAATCAATCCAGCGCTGACCGACCAATCCAAGCAAGGATGCCATCAGGTTGTCGTAAGATTCTTCGGCGTTGTACAGAATTGATCCGCCTATCATCGCCGGTAGCACCGGAAGATTGTCAATGTCATCTTCGGCAATGGCTATTCGCAATGATTTTTCCATTACTCCGTATTGAGGAATCCATTGGGTGCGCGGCATCTTCAGGCGCGCCATTTGCGTGACATCCAAACGCTCGAAATTCTTGTCACCGATAAAAACGCCGAATCCTATGGTTCTATTGCCTTTCTCAAATGGCTGCACGAGCATAGGGTGAACCATCTCATCAATGTAGAGGTCAACGATGCCCTTGCCCCTTTTGCTATACATCCGCGCGAACGCATCGCCATATGCCATGCCGGTGTAAGTCGTTTGGAAAGCGACGCGATTAAATAGCGGCTGAAGCGCTTCGGTTATTTCATCGGCTATTCTTTCAGTCCGTTTGTTTTTCTTCGTCGCCGGTTTCTTTTCGAGAAAAATTACATCTCCGGTCGTTTCGTGCCCACCAAGCGATGCGGTTGTCAGCAATCTAAGAGCCGATGAAATGATCGGGTCTGACTCCATGAAGCGCCACTTGGAATGAATCACTTGCCGGGTGCGCGCCTGCTTCTTGCCGGAAGTCATTAATGAGGCAACAGTGGTGCCGCCCGATCCGTACAGATAAGCGTCCGATTGCTTTATTTCTTCTGCCGGTGCGACAAACTCAGAATTCCATCGTTTTGACGAAATACCAAGGCTTGCAAGAAAACCTGTTTTTGCTGGCATTTTTCGGGTGTTCTGATCAGTTTAACAATACCTGAAATGGTAGGTTGCGCAGCTTGTGAAATATCTTCTATTTTCCGCATAGCAGCAGCGTTGCCGGAAAAACCAAGCAATTTTGCTGAATTTAGGCGGCATTATTGGAAAAACTGAATCAAAGGAGTTATTCAAATGCCAGTAAAGACACCAATAATTCGCTACTCGCTGAAGGATCGAGGCAGAAAACATACCGGTCAGCCAAGAAACTTC